AGCACGGAGTCCCATCCTCAAAAATTGCCGGTAACTCCACAACTTCCCATTGGTCCGCCAACGGGTCTTTTGCCATCGCACGTAATAATTGGCCCGTCATGTCCTTCTCAGACCATCTGGTCTGAACAATAACTATTGACCCGCCCGGTTGTAAACGCTGTCTAGGACCACCTGTGTACCAATCCCACGCATCATCAAAGCCAGTGTTGCTCATCGCCGTCTGTTCCGAGTGCGGGTCATCAATAATCACCAAATCACCACCACGACCAGCCAAGTTCGAGCCAACACCTACCGCATAGTACATACCACCTTTGTTCGTGTCCCACCGACCAGAGGCCTTACTGTCCGCAGCAAGCTTAACTTCAGGGAAAATATCCTTGAAATCGTCACTTTCAATCATGTTTTTTGTCTTACGACCAAAGTTAACCGCTAATTCTGTCGTGTGCGTCGCCTGAATGATCTTCATTTTCGGGTTACGGCCCATCATCCACGCCGGGAACAAAAAGGATGCGAACTCAGACTTCGTGTGCCGCGGTGCCATGTTGATGATTAGACGCTTTAACTCGCCACGAGCAACACGATCCAGCTTCTCGGCAATGATTCTATGGTGACGGCCAGCAATAAAGTCCGGCCAAACGGTTTTTACGAAAGTTAAAAAATCATCACGGCACTGCTCGTTCTTTTCAAGCTGCGCGAGCCGTAGCTCAAGCTTCAGTTTTTTGTCTTCTAGCAACGTGTTTTGCGCTGTACTCATAGGGGTCCCTAGCTAATTTTTCATACGCAGTTTTTAATGTTTCACGTGAAACAATTTGCGATGTTCCACGTGGAACATACCACGCATTATATGCGATTTTAAGCACAAATATAAGACAGTTAATTCTGATTCAAAAAATATGGTAATTATTTGCGAGAAACATGGCCCTAGCCCCGGTACGGCGGACGTGGGTGCGCGGTCGGCGCGGCGCAGCTCCCGGATCGGTGGCCACGGCATTTGACCCGATAGCCGGGGGACCCTGCGCAATGTTCCGGGGCAATGGATCACGGCCAGCGGCCCCGGATCGGTGGCGACCGGCCACGCTTGGAAGTCATCGGTTTAACTTCCACCGGCTGGGGTTTAACTTCCACGGGCTGGGATCGGGGACCACGGCCAGCGGCCAGCGCGTCGCGGATAACTGCCACCGGCTGGGGATCGCGGCCCGTAGGTTTGGGAACTGGTGCGCGGGGCGGGGCCCGCCGTATTTAACTGTTTAACACGGACATAAAAAAGCCCGCACGGTGGCGGGCTTAGTGTCGGCGGATCGGTGGCGCTAGTGGCCAGCGTCCACCAGTTGCTGCGCTAGTTTCTGCGCCTTAACGTATGCCGCGTCGGCTTCGTCTTGGCGGCCAGCCATCCCCATTACGCCGATCCATTGCAATTGAAACAGCAGGGCTTGCGCGGTGGTTTGCTCTTCGGTTTGCTTTGCGGCTTCCATTAGTCAAACCTCGCGATCTTAGTCTCACGGGTTGCACGGTCGCGAATTGCGGCGATCCCGTACTCATAAACGAAAAGCTCGAAGCCCTCGAAGATGAAACGCGCCAGCGGTGGCAAATCGTCGTCGTCCTGCCATTCGCTTAGATACGTCCCGTTGTGGTCGTCAATGGTGCCGCCGAATGGATAAGCAAAGCCGCCCATTTGATAAGCGTTATCCATGCCCGCCGCGATGGCGTCCAGTGTTAGCGGCTCGGCTTCAATGCAAGCTTGGCAGAAAAAGTCGGGGATAATCCCGCAGGCCTCCGCCAAATTTGCAGGGGTTGCCCTGTTTAGGTTGTCATCACCGGCAGGGTTAAAAACCCGATCCAGTAGAATGTCCGACGGGCGGACGTTTAAAGTGTGAACGTTTTCCATATTATATACTCCGTAGTATGGGCGGCTTGATTGCCCCCCATATGCGATATTATAGGATAACTTTTCAAAAAGTAAAACCCCATAAAAAAAGCCCGCACAATGGCGGGCTTCGGTGGCGCTGGTTTGGTGTTAACTGTGGGTGTATCCGTCGGGCTCAATTCCAAGCCACATCCCACACCAGCGGACCATTATACAGTCCCAGCCGCCCAACACGGTGGCGCGAAATTGTCGGTAGGTTAAACCCTGCGGATCTTGCTGCCATTTACGGGCCAGTGCTTCGCGTTGTTTACGAGTAGTGACGACCATCGTTAAACCTCCAAACTTAATTCAAGCTCGACGTTTGAATAATCCAAGCTCACGCTCACGTCGCCGTCGCGGATCATATCCCGCACGGTTTCGCGAATGGTTTCGTCGCTGGTGTTTTCTGTTTCCAGCCGCTGGGATATAGCGCGATCAATCCGGCGATCCAGCAGGGTTATAATATCGTCGCCGCTCGCATCGCGCAGGGTTTGAATTTCGGCGCTCATTTCGTTAATGCTGCGCTCCAGCCGGTCGGCGTATTCTTTCAAGTTTTTAATATCCACCGCCGCCGCTCTAATATCCGCGCCGGTTGCGTCGCGTCCGGCTTCGATGCTATCCGCCGCAAGACGGTCCAAGTAATTAATATCTGTTTTGACTTCGATCATAGTTAATTCTCCGTAGGTTAAAGTTAAACGGCTTGCCCGCCGTCGTATGGGATTATATGGGATAACTTTATAGAAAGTAAACCCCCAACAAAAAAGCCCGCACAATGGCGGGCTTTCGTTTTGCGTTGTCGTTGGTGTTATGCGGCGACTTTATCCAGTAGCGCACCGGCTTTTCGTTCCACTTCGATGCGGGCATCTTGGTGGGGAATGTCTCGCGCTATTGCGGTAATAGCCTGCGCGGCATCCCAAACGGTTTCGACTGGGCGGCCCTCTTCCTTCAAGTGTCGAGCGTTCGCGGCTTTCGCCATGCGTCCAGATAATCCGGCTCGCTTGCTTAAAAACTCCAAACGGCTTTCATCATCGTGCGCAATCTTGGCGGCTTTCGCGGCTTGGACGCCTTCGACAAACGTCGCAGTTGATCCATGCGCAAAGCTTTCCAATGCTGGGCGGGCTTCCATCGCGAAACGATCCGGAGCGAATTTGGTATGTCTAATCTTGATCTCTTGAAAGTTTTCAACGCCCCAGAGATTTCGATTCATACAAACCCCACGCAAATACATCGCGGCAATGCCTGCCGTCTTGCTACCGGTTTCACTGTTCCAAGCGTAAAACCCGCGGAACATCAAATCGGGCTCGCCGTTCGGCAGCTTACCGACTTCGATAGGGTTGCGATCATCTACCAAGAAAACAAAAACGTCGCGGTCGCTGGCGAATAATGTAGTTGTATCCATCGTCACCGGCACGTCGGGATCGTAAACGGCTAAACCGTCACGGCTTCCCGTCATCATGCCGGGCACTTTCCAACGTCCGCCGGATGCGTCCACCAGTTTTTTAACCGGCTCCAAGATTTCCCAATCATAAATGCGGCCATAGTCTGGACCAGTCGCCGCACGTAAGTCGCCGCCATCGGCTTGGCTTCCGTATACCTTGACCAGTTCACGGCCACGGTTATAGCGCAAACCCCATTGGATACAGTCCGCCGCCAATGGTGCGGGCAGGTCTTTAAGGTATCCGGCAGGCGCTCCCGATAGCTGGGACAATTGGCCAAAGCTCCAATTGGTCGGGGTGTTAACGTGGTCCCGGTTATTATCGTCGGCATATTCAATTCTCAAATCGCCGCGGCTTGGGTTTGCTTCGTCGAACTCGCCAACAATCTGGATTTTGTGAGTGTCAACCGTTCGGCTTGTCATGCGTTGCGCATCGTTCTTTTTAAACGAAAGCATATTATCGAGCGTCAAAAACTTTTGATCGTCCGGGCGGCTAAACCATTGTGATGAAACAGCAGAATTGCCAATGCCATGCGCGAATGCGTTAGTTGTATAAGTCATATTATGTTCTCCGTAAAAACAAAAACGGGGGCGGAATTGCTCCCGTCCCCCATAATATCCCATAAAATTGTATATGGTGCAAGCTAATATTTTAAAAAGTTATTCCGCTCCAATATCCCCGGCGACGTGATGGCGGATAATACTGCGCGGCGGTAAAGACTTGGCAAACCTTTTAAGCTTTTCGCCGTCGGTCTCATCGGGCTGGTGGTGGTTGCTGGTGGCGTCCCAATGTAGCCGAACGTTTCCGCCGTCGGCATAGCATCCGCCGCGGGTATCCGGGTCCGCTGCTTTTTTCTTGCTGGCACCGTGCGCAGTAAAGCCGATAATAAAATCCCGGTCCAAACGTGCGCAAAGTGGATCGCCGTTGCCACAATCGCGGCAGCTAAATCCGTCGCGGTATTCTGCGGGGCAGCGAACCACCGGCACCCGGTCCGAAACTATAAAGTCGCCGCGGTTATTAGTTCGACCAAATAATGGTGCGCTGGTTTTTTTCCCGTTCTCCCATTCGGATTCCGGCAGCACTACAACGGTCGGAACCGCTCGCGATGCTGCGGCAGCACTTACTAAAGTATCCGCAGAAAAGTTAACCACCGTTTTACCCGGCTTTAATTTGTCGGCCCATTTGTTCCAACTGAAATGCGTATAGGTAAAAGACTGGCCTTTATTCGGAACCGCATCTAATAACGCATCAAAATAATCTGCGTCAATTTCCTGCGCACCTTTACCGCTGCAATTCATTTTGCAAGATGCCGGGCAGGTCGCATACTTTTCGCCATTGCCTGCGCGATAGGTTACTGCGATCCCGTTGGTTTTTTCTGCTCTACTGATTTCTACTGTCTTTAACATGGTTGCCCCCATAGTTGATATAAGATTTATCGCATACCTTACCCAATAAAAAACCCGGCGTCAACCGGGTTTAATTTTTTACTTTTTTATTTGCGCCTACGTTTAACACGCTGCTGCGGTCGGCGCTGTGGTTTTGGTTGGCGTTGTTTTTTTTCAAAATTTTCTATCGCTTCCGATCCGTAAATCAAACGACTAATAAAACGCAATATAAACATGTCGGTTCCTCCATAGGGTTGTTGACTATGGGATTGTATGCGATCTTGTGGGACAAATCAAGGTAAAAACTTCGGTCCAGTCTACTTTACCAGCTACATGGTGATAAGGCTTCACCTTCAAACCTTCCATTTTTAAATCTACCGCATCCGCGCCTTTGAACAAAAACAATTGTTCTGGTTGGTTTTTTGTTTTGTGCTTTTTAACCATGACCCAAACACTGCCGTGCCCATGATTAGTTAGCCATGCAACTTGGTGGGGTCGTAAATCTACCGCGTTGCCTGCGGTTGCTTTCAGTTCTACAAAGTGAAAATTGCCAAACTCATCCAGTAAAACCACGTCCGGCACTCCGGGCATTGCCCACGTTTCTAACCGGGTTGCTTTAATGTTGCGTTCGGTTTTCTCCATCCCCGTCTTCATCTGCCTCCAGAAGTCGGCCTCTCGCTTTGTCGCGGTTTTGGGGATTGCTCTCTCCTTCGGGAGTAACGTCGATAGTGATCGGGGCATAGCTTTGTTTTATCTCCTTGAGTGCTTTCAGGACTTCATCTTTGCTCATACTGTCGATGCTGCCAGTTCTTATTTCACTCTTACTTACATAGATGTCGCCTTGCGCTTGCCCACGTCTGTATTCGGCTTGGACGGCTGCACTATATGCGCCGTTGTTTAAAGCCATATCACGAATGGTTTGCAGGTCTCGCAAATGGCGTTGGTAGTTGACTCCAAACTTTTCATCCAGTTCTGCACGATAAGCTTGAATAGCATGTACTACGTGCGGGCTGATGTTCGGATTGGTTAGCTCATACGCTCTAGTGTGAGCGGAGCTTACGGGATAACCGGCATTAACAGCAGCTTCCCTCATTGTGATCTGCCCATCTTTAGAAACCAGTTCTTTTACAAACAGTTCCTGCTTGCGGGTCAAAGGTTGTGCTTTCGTTGCTCTGGGCCTTCCTGCCTTCTTCTTTACAGCAGGTGGTTGGGACTTAGGTGCAGGCATTTTAATTCTCCAGTTATTAACCGATAGTTTGCCACAACTTAGCCCGCTTTAGTATATATAGACAAGAAAATAAAAATAAATGAAAAAACTTTTTGAGCCCTTATACGCAATCTTGCTATTTTGGTTACATAAACTTTTGTACGGTTACTTATTTGTTTTCTACTTATGTAACCTTATATCTCTATATATAACAAGGGTTTAACCGCTCCGGTTACACGGTTACACCGGTTACGGCTATTTTCACTAAAAATATTTATTTCTATTTATATCTCTATATATACAGAAACGCCGTTAAATATGTACCGTGAGCCGCGAATGTTGCATAATGAGTCTTGGTCCACCCTCTTCGACCCTCTCGCGGGCTTCCTGCCTGCATCCCCTTAACGTTTGGGGGTGGGCCACTGTCTAAAAATGTTGCATAATCCCCATCGGCCCGGCCTCTGGCACTCCTAAAGCCGGTTTGCGTTCGCGCATTCTGGGATCAAAGACCGGGGGTCGGGCCACCTGTTATTTAAAAATCCAGACGGCCAATCCTGCAAGCAATCCACCTATTACAGCCATGATCGAATACTTATGTTCTTCGGTCCATGGTGTTTTGACGGGGGAAGCGTACTCATACCAGTGTGTATCGGTATCTTCTATGGGTGGGTTAGCCACGGCGTCTGCTGCGCTATGCGCTTTGACGTGATCTAGGACTGCGCCTTTTTTCCAACGGTTAACGAGCTTTGGTCCGCGGGTCGCGGTTGTTGGCACTTTGGTAGGTGCTGGGAACTCGCCTAGTTTGACCTTACGGTACACGGTTGGCTTGGATACGCCTGCGATTTCGCAGACTTCATCTATGGTTAGTAGTGCTTTCATGGTTTTCCTCTCTTAATTTTTTGCGTCGTTGAAACTCTCGTTCTTTGTCTTGAACGATCAAGTACGCACCCCGGAACATTATTCCCATAAATGCTCCGAAAAGCATAAATGCGAGGGCTTCTAGGGTTAGCCCTGTAAAATCCGTTGCCATGCTTTTTCGATCTCTAGGGATCGTTGCAGCCGTTCTTTGGGTTTGAGGTCCGTGTCGTTCTCTGCTTTATCCAGAGCTTCGTTGACCACCTTATTGATGGTTGATACCGCCCAAGACCATTCGATGTCGCTTACTCGCTTTTCGGCTTCCACGTGTCTACCTCCACATACCAGTTACCCGGTTTATTTTTACTATCTAATACTTGCGCGTTTACCCACTCATCGGTTTGAGCCGTGAGCCATGTCAGAAGTTCTGCGCGGTTTATGCTGATATTCGCTTTCACGAAGTCAGGTGCATTGTCGCGTGGCTTTTGTATTCTTAGCCCGTTTACAAAAATCTTATCTGCCATTTACTACTCCTAAAAAAGAATGACCCCAGCCGGGGGCAACCGTACTGGGGTCAGGGTCAACTACGGAGAACATGATTCACATGTTCAGCTACAGTATAGGTCCAATGTATGGGATAAGCAACACTTAATCGCATATCCTTGGCATCCTATTTTTACAATCTTCCAACGCTTCTTCGGCGGATTGTCTGAACTCACCCCGATAAACTTCTTTACCGTGTTCGTCTTTGATGATGGGTAGATAACCGAAACCTTGATTGTCCCGCGTTACCGGTAAGAAACCTTCTCCACCAACTACTCGCACGATGAAGTCGTAATTCATCTTTGCTGCTCGTCTTGTTCGGTTCGAGCGCCGTGTTTCGCGGCTTCTTTGTACCACTCGAAGACCAGTCTTAGCTGTCCGCCGATGGTTCGGCCTTCTGCTTTTGACAGTTCTTTTATCTCTTCATACACCTCGCGTGGTACGAGAATGCTTTTCCAACGTGTTGTGTCCATTTTTTGCTCCGATGCCCCCGGAATATATATCTACGATAATATAGGAACATATATAAGAATGCAAGAAAAACCCCGCCGAAGCAGGGTTTCAGGATCATATAGATTGTCTTCAATCGTCATGTCTAAACAAATGGCATATAAACGAATCACATTGTTTAAAAGCCGTCATTTTTGTTTCTTCACCCACGGTTTCATACATAATGTAACCGTGTTCGTTTTTGACATCCTTGCCGTTTTTATGTTTCTTTGGTTGGCGTATCAAAGTAGTGTTTTCGGTCTCGCAAAACTCAGTGTCTTCATACATATCTACTTTCATGTTGTACTTTTCAAAAACATACTTTTCGATTGCATCCATAACCTCGTAATAAGCCAGTTCGATTTTCATGTGCCACTCTCCGTAATGTGTTGAATCGAAGAATATCGCATATCATCGCATACGTGTCAAACTTATTTCGCCTCTCCCCACGATGGTCCGATTTCCACGTCACATTTGGATGGCACTTCGAGCGGCACCGCATCCACCATAACTTTTGCCACGGCGTTTGCTTCGTCGATGTTTTTCACCGACATGGCAATCTCATCGTGTATCTGGAGCATGGGCAGAATGCCTTGCTTGTACAGATCGACCATCGCTTTTTTCGTCATATCCGCAGCAGATGCTTGGATTAAACGATTGAGCGCCTTGTAGGTATAGGCACGTTTAAGTCGGGTCGTGGGCCCATATTCGTCAACCGCTTCTTTGTATGGCATTGCTTTGTTCATGGCGAACGTATCGGGTTCCCACAGATCGAACCGGCACTTGCGTCCCAGCAGCGAGTGCAGCGAACCGCCAGATGATTTCTCGTTCAGTCGATTCATGACACCGGTCATCAAACCTTTAACAAACGGTACGCGGTCGTGGTATTGCTTCGTCAGCTTTTTAGCTTCCTCCACCGACACGTCCAGTTGTTCGGACAGTTTGTTCACACCCATGCCATACATCATGCCTAGATTAATCGTCTTGGCCTGCTTCCGCGGGATGTTAGCCATCTCCGCCACCATGGTATGGAAGTCAGTAGCTGGATCGTCGTTGTACGCCTTCACAAAATCGGCTGCACCTTCTAACGGAACGCCTCGCGTTTTACCATATACATGCGCATAATGTACCAAGATGCGCGGTTCTTGTTGCGAGAAGTCAATGGCCGCCCACTGTTCACCTTCTTCAGGAAGAAACAACGAACGAATCATCGGACCCAGTTCAGGATCGCGGGCCGGGATTTGCTGCAAATTAGGATTGGACATGGAGATGCGGCCCGATACGGTTCCTCCATCGTCAGAGCGGATTTGATTGATATGGGAGTGTATTCGACCATCAGCGTGACAGTGCTTCATGATTGTATTGATGAAGGTGCCGGATGTCTTATTCAGGTTCCGAGCTTGGGTGACGAGTTGCGCGAGGGGATGCTCATGCTCTTGGAGGAAGAGTTTAGTGAAGCTAGGTGCGCCCTTTTCAGTGCGTGGGTAGTGGACTCCGACTTTATCGAACGCTTTGGCGAGCGACTGTGCAGCCCAGATTTCGACATTACTACCGCTGATGCGCTTGATCTCCTTCAAGACTTCCCGTTCCCGCTTGAGCAGACTATCCCTCGTTCGCTCGACTTTCTCCGTGTCAACCCGAACACCTCGCATCGTCATGTCAACAAGACATGGGAGGAGGTCAAGTTCGAGATTAGCGATAGGCCACAAGCCCTCTTTGCCAAGTTGAACGGAGAAGTAATTCCAGAGTTCGAGGGTAAGTTCAGCATCGCCCTCCGCATACGGTCCGACATACATGGCGGGCATCTTCCACATTTCTGCTTTCGGATCGACACCGAACTCCCGCGCCGCCTCCACTAGACCTTTCTCTGATTTAACTTTACCTAAGTGATCGTAGGACAAAGCGTTCAGGCTGTAGCTAAATCTGTTCTCATCTAACAGGGAGGCAATAATCATTGTGTCAATGATCCGGCCATTCACCTGAAAACCCATCTGCTTTATCCAGCCCAGATCATATTGCGCGTTGTGCATGATCTTATCGGCAGGACACTCGAATACTTTTTTCAGCCACTTGTTGACCTGCTTCTCATCCAGATTGCCACCACCGAAGTGACGAACCGGAATGTACCCCGACCAATCATCTACTGCTATAGCGTAACCCACCACCTCACCATCACCTGTTGGCCAACCGGGACCGTGCTTCTTCAGGTTCGGGTCGCGTGTTTCAACGTCGATGGCTATCTTCTTCGCGGACGTAATGTCCGGAAGTTCTAGCGGAGGTATCCACTCACTTTTTGGAGCGAACATTGCCATTTGTAGTTTTGCCATTCTTGTTTTCCTTATGAGTGAACTCTGCCCCAAGGGCCGTGTATCCTGCTTTGTCTAACCACGAATCAGTGTGGTCAATCGTTTCTATTAAGCGACTGGTCTTTACCCAATCCATCATCAAAGCCACGTGAGCCGCGGTAAGATGACCGTGCGATGCGATTGCACCTTTAATTATTTCGTTCCAACCAACGGCTATCCTGTTGTGGTTGTGGTGTGCATCGCCATAATCCTTTGCGCGTTGCCCATTGATAAGCTTCTCCGCTTGACGCAGGAGTTCCTCTCGTTTCATTTTAATGTACCGTTTGGTTGAGGGGACCGAACACGCACCATTCGTTTAGTTCTTTGTCCCAAGTTAAAGTAAGACCGGGCATTTCCTCATCTTTGATAAGAGGGTTGTTCCAGTCTCGTTCAGAGATTTCTTGTTCAAAAACAGCGCCGTGCTTATCTTCAGCTTCTCGCATCATTTCCAGATACTGTTTAAATGTTATTTTTGTCATAGGTCATAGCTCCGTGATACATCTTCAGCATCTACTATATATAAGTTCTGCTTTGCACGGGTTACCCCCACGTAAAAAACCCGGTGTGTGTCATCCGGGTTCTGTTGGAATTGTGTGTCCGCTGCTGGACTGAGGTCCGTGAACAGCACGACATTATCCGCCTCGCCACCTTTTGATCCGTGGATCGTGGACGCTGTGATACGGGGAATGCCATTAAACTTCTCGCCCCGACGCAGCAGTGCCGTGACATAGGCGCGGTCGGTAGCGGGCAGCTTATCCATAGCAACGGACCAGATCATATCTTTATCTGCAAGCAGACCATGATCGGAAACTAATTTATCAAAAGTTAAAAGGTCTTCGTCAGCTACACCCGGCAGCTTCTTATAGCCGCGTGTGACCCGTTCGCCTATCGACATGTAGCCAAACACGACACGTGCAACCTTGCCTGATATTTCTTTACCACGTCGCAGTTGCTCCCAACCATTAACGGCTTCGCTTATCTTTTCGCTGATGGACCGTCTGCCGCGGTAGTTGAACAGGTAGCCGTTTGACTTTAGGTCGTGGGCCACTGGCGTTAATTGGTAGCCTGCCTGCGATAAAATCAACCAATCCCCTTGCGCCATATCTAGCGAGTTGATAGTGGTAATCCGCGTCACATTGCCGGGTTCTTCACGGGGCTTATAGGCTTTCGGAAATCTTCTGGCGATGCGACGCACGACATTTTCCGCCACGTCATGGACACGTGCAGGTATCCGGTAGGACTGGGACAGTATTTCTGATCCACCGGGTAAGTTAATAAAATGGTCTACGTCGGCACCCGCCCATCGGTAGATGGCTTGGTCATCATCCCCTGCGCAGTACATTTTCTTTGACTGACTATCCAAAAGATGCGCTATGTCCCACTGTAATGGGGACAGGTCTTGCGCTTCATCTAAAAAACACAGATCAAACTCCGGGCAAAACTTAGCTCCGCCCAATGCAAACTGCTCCAGCATATCGGTAAAGTCAAACAGACCCATGCTTTCTTTGTATTCCCGCAAGCACTTATCGACAAAGTTAACTGTGGTCCAATCCTGTTCGATAGAGCTAATGTTGTATTGATCGCGCAGGTTTACCTTACGCAGTCGGGCTAAGTTAATTAAACCAAGAATAGGATCACTGCTGGCTACCATGCTAGGCACGTCATCATCTATCGACGTGTTCTTTTGCCCACCCAGTTCCACACCAATGGTGCGGCTCAGTTCACGGTAGTTCTCTTCCTGCATCACCTGCTCTGGACGTATGTCCGACATCGTGAGCGCCAGACTATGCAGCGTTCGGAAGAATATTAAGTCTTCCTTGGGGTCCAGATTGAAACGTGCTGCCGCTCGTTCTTTTGCCTCATTTGCCGCTTTTCGGGTAAAGGCTAGAAAAGCAATACGATCAGGTGGTGTGCCTTCTTCCAACGCCTTGTCTACCATGTTAAGTAGTGTCGTGGTCTTACCTGTACCCGGAGGGCCAAAGATTCTAAACATCCTTCTTTTTCTCCCTGCTATATATCTGTTGCACTCGCTGTTTTGATATTCCCCAAAACTTAGCTACTGCGGTCATGGTCATACGTTGTCTATCAATCATGTCCACAATATCGAGGTCTCTCATCTTTCTCCAATGCGCACTTTTAATCTTGCTCAAAACGGAGCCTCCCCCTGAGAGAAGGACGGTGTTTTTAAATCTACCTCAGTGCTATCAAAGGCCGGTATCTTCCAGACACGTACTGCGCGTCCCTTGATCTTTAATACAATACTATCGCCGTTAATGTCTCTTAACCTCTGCGCAATCCTATGCGACTTGTATTCAAAGAATTTATTTTTCTTTAAATAACTCTCAAAGTCCTTGAGCCTGAAGTAAGTAACTTCTTCCTCTTCATCGGTCCAAGGGCGGCGTAACAGTATTTCTTCTTTGTCTTGCGCCTGCTGTAGGTGGCTGCAAAACTCTTCAAGGTAATCGTAGAACTGACCGCTGATACTGGCGTCTTGTGATACTTCAATGATCGCGCTTTCGTTGTCGCGCATCTCAGTCATCAGGGTACTGATCCGGCTTTCCCATTGCTGCTTGGCAACGGACCGTGGCATGAAGTTAAGTTGCTCCATGCAGTATTTCTGAAATAGGGGTTGGCTCATCAGAGCCTCAGTGTCTAACTCCAGTGGTTCGCCGTTAACGTCCATAAACCAGACGGGAGGGG